CTGTACATCGCTCTCACGGCTTCTGGTGGCTGGTCTACCTGTACTACTAACCCCTATATTGTAGTATCCTCTGTTTCTTCAGTCAGTAAGGAGAAGTCAGTAGTGTCACAAATAGTAGGTGATACTTGTGACAGCACAGTATCAGCACCCTGGTTGGGGATATAAGGATTGCCCCAGTGGAAGTGCCCTTCTATAAAACCAAAGAAGTATATGGACCAGAAGATACCTACACCCAGCCAGCCACACCAGTTGAATATAGCTACTCCGATAAAGAACCAGAGTATCTGTATTACTATAGGAGCCTTATGGTATACGTCTCTCCACACATAGGTCCACTGCCTGCCACCTATAAGGCTCCATAGTTTCTTGTAAGGATCATAGGATAGCCACTTCTTCCAGTTCATTATCTACCACCAGCCGGCTGTCGTACTGAACTACTGGCTACATCACCAATATACTGCCCTCTATCCCGCCATATAGCCCATGCCTCATTACGCCTATCCTCTGCATCCTGTCGTATCTTGGAAGCAATCTCAAGGCCACTCTTGGAGGACTCCATGAACCCTGCTGCCTCGGATAGCTTGGCACTAATCTTGGACAGGTGTGCTTCAACCTTACGTGCAAAGGTATTTGATATGGTAGCGTAGCCTGCTGACTGGTCTATGTATGTACGGAGATTAGCCAGACGTTGTACTGCCTCCTGTACAAACCCCAGTGCAGCATTGGTTCTCACATTACCCTGGGATATGAAGTCTTTACGTTTAACTTCAAATGGGCCAATGATATTCTCTCTCACCATCTTGGCATAGAGAGCGTAGGCTTCAGGTACTGATTGCTGTTCACCACCAACTGATAATGTATTCAGTAGTGCATCCCCTGTGGTAAGGTATTGTAGTACATCAGGTTCAGCACCCCCGGTAAGATAGTTAGTAGTATTAGCATAATCATCCCATACACCTTCAGCACCCTGTAAGTCAGTGGTATCCACCTCAGCTAAGTATGCCTGAGCAGCATCAAGTGCTGTAGCTATGGCTGTACGCAGGTTAGCTACCTCATCTGTTATATCCTGTAGTATGCCTGCTGCATCAGCATCTGTATTATTATCCAGATACTTCTTAACATTAGTCAGTGCCGTATCCAGTGCAGTATGTGCAGTAGCAGCAGCAGCTAAGGATGTTCTGGCTGAGTCTAGGTCTGCCTCTGCCTGCATATTAAGTTTAATAACATACATATAGAGTGAGTACGCACCAGCTACAAGGAGCACAGTGTTCTCAAGGAAGGGGGGTATAGTACCGGGGGAGTATTCAGCAGGCTCCTGGTGTTGAGCTGAGTAGTACACACGCACTATCTTATCCTCAGCTAGAGAAGACTGGGACTGCATCTCTCCCATGCCAGTAATAGACAATAACCCTGCCCATATGTCCCATTGACAGAAGGACTGGGGTATATCACCTACAGGGTACTCTACTCTCTCTACCCGTATCAGGTCAGTCAGGTCAGACAAGTCTATATGGGTTCTGTTCTTGGTGTAGCTTATGGTTACTGTATCTTCAGCTACTATATCTCCACCTGATATAGCCTGTATCCTGCCGTTCTGGTAGTCTATATAGAAGTCAGTATCACGTACTATGGTATTGCCATCTCCATCAGTAACACTATCCTCACTGCCCCACTTGATCGGTTTATTAGCCATAGATACCCAGACATCAGTGTATGCTCCCCAGCCTACATCAAGTACATCACTGGCAGCATTGCCGGCTATCTGGTCTATCTCTACACTGTATACATTCTTGAAGTACATCGTACCGGGGATAGTCTTACTGTCCCCTTTAATATAGTGGAATACCTCACCAGTTGCCTCATCATCCTCATTGGTTCCCTTGATGATTATGGTTAAGCCTGTAACACTGTCATCAGCATCAGTAAGGGTAACAGTAAGGGGTCTGGGTACGTCAGGCTGACCATCTATGGCAGCAGTATCAGCAGCACTGGAGGCACTTATGTCCTCATCAGCTACCACACCATCGGTACTTGTATCCTTGGGCATGGTTACAGACTCATCATCTATAGTGAACTGTAAGCTCTCTTCATATATCCTCTGCCGTGGCAGGAACCTGCTGAGGTCAGCTACTGCTTTCTCTATAGCCCTGTTCATCTCGGCAGCAGATATCTCATCAGTCATCTTGAGGTCTGTGAGCAGGTCTGTTCTTAATTGTAATCGTGTCTTACCCATCTGTTCCTCCTATTGAGAGTACCTGAATGTTAATCCTTAGGCTTCTTCCTGAATATCTCTTTAATAACATTCAGTACGTCAATTATAATCTCTATCACTTTGTACCAGTTTATGTTCTTCATCTTTATTGCCCTCCCTGAGTTCTCGGGCTATACCAATCAGCAGTGCCAACTGGTGTTCAGGCAGGTCTTGGGATACACAGTATAACTCCCAAGGTGTAACTTCCATGGTTACCTCAGACTATTCCATTCAGTATATGGTAGTGACTGTTTATGAGATATCTTTGTGTACCCTACTGCTATTGAACCATCCAGTCCTGCGCCTGCTACAACTATCTCCAGGTATGCTGACTGCCATCCCTGCCACTTGCCTACGAAACCTATGGCAAGATTAAGAGGGGCATCCTGCATATCACCAAACCAGACTATCTCAGTGTATGTTCCATCATTAAACTGGAGAGTTACCTCAGCACTGGTTTTCTTCTCAAAGGATACTATCAGGTCAGTTAGTGTTATTGAGCCATTACCAATAGGAGTAACAACAGTATAACTACCAGTACCATCTCCTGATGCTATCTTGGTACACTTGAAAGTCCCGTACATCTGGGGTGGAGATATAGTAGACAGGAAAGTCCCTACTTCTGGACCGTAGTCCATAGTCTTGAGGGCTTTCCCTGTAGCACTATCCATCAATACCAGTTTAAGCATGTGTTACTCCTATGGTGTGTGATAACCGAAAGAAATATACCCCTGAATAGTCTGTGCCTGTTGTGTCTCTACGTATAAAGTAAATACTCCGTTCTTGGGAAGTATCAGGTCAGACGAGGGGCAAATATCTACGGATGCCCCGGCAGCAGTAAGGTAATGCCATATTACAGTTGAACCACCTGATAAGCCACTCATAGCATCATCTGAATAGAATGTGCCTGTAGCTGTCTTACCGTTCCCTGCATTAAGATTAACAGGAGTAATCGTAGTTGGAGAACCACCAACAGTACCACTATCACCAAGTTTACAGTAAACAATGTTAGCTGCTGATATAGTAATCCAGATGCCATCAAGAATCAGGTCATTATCATCTGTATTTTTGATGTAGAGTAACAGTTCATCGGTAGCACCGTTAGCAGCAGCTTGGTCAAACACCATTGAGTATGCATCACCATGAGCATGATTAATATGATGTGGTAACGGATGACTGACTGCCTCAGCTTGCATTCTATGCTCCGCATCTACCCTAGCCATATATCCAGTTCCAGTTCCATCTTCAATCTTCATTAGTATCTTCCTCCTTTAACTCCTCGCCTGTTATAAAAGACAAGTGAGTTTCTATTTTAGATAATTTATTTATACTCTGCTCCTGTAGCTCATTCTGCTTCAGGAGAATATCTGTCATCTTCACATGCTCACCTCCCACAATAAACCAGTCAACACCATCACTGACAATAGTGACATACTGCCACTGTAAGGATAATATAACCTCATCCTCACCGTCAATAACTTCAGTACCAGGGGTAACTATCTTAACCTGATTACCAGTAGAGTCTATCTTCTTCAGCATGAACATCTTACCATTGTTAGTAGCCACTGCTGGCAAAGTAGCAGTTATATTACCAGTACTGCAATCAAAGAGAACAAGGTCATAGGTATTCTCTATTGTATAGTTACCATCTACATCAATGTGCCTGATAATACGTATCTTGGTACGAGTAGTTTCAGACATATACTGTATTGGTCGTTCCAGTCCCATACGTGGAGAATTAACCAGGTGCCATGGATATGGGAAACCTCTCTGCTTACCTTCTACCATTTGAATAGTCCTTTGAACATATTACTTATGGCAGAGAAGAATGTCTCTCCTTCACTCTCTTTCCAGGGAGTTATACCCTGCCATACTTTGCTCACCATACTACTGGGTTCCTCCCAGCCTAACTTCCTGCTCCTAGTCTGTGTTATTCTCTCATTGTTTATATCATTCAGGATAAGGTTATTGATTAGCTCACTGGTGCCTTTGGGTAATTCCAGTCTGCCATTAACTACAGAGCCAACATATCCGGGACCATAGCGACCAGTCCATTGTGGTTCAGAAGTAATACCCGGCTCATAGGGGGGAAACTTATCTGGGTCAGGATATGGAGGCAGGTAAGGTCCAGGCTCATAAGGAGGATATACAGGTTCAGGTGGCTGAGTTATAACATCTATGGGAGGCTCATCATCTTCCATAGCAGGTGGGGTGTATTCCACATATTCTACCTTCTGGCTGACAAATCCCAAGTTGGCGAAGAGCTTGTACTGCCCGGGTCGGTATAAGTGGCGGAGTGCAGTTACTCTGGTTAAGTCACTACTTGGAAATATATCAGTAGGAAATACTACATCACTACCATAGTACACCCTGTCTGTTCCTTCACTATCTGTCATAGTTAGTTTAACTCTATAGTGATACTGCTTACCCTCATCTAATCCCGATATGTCCTGATGAAATGCGCTGTCCTCAACTACATATTGGGAGGCAGTAAGATTACCATAAGCATCTGTTTCTCCCCATTCAAATTCTATTCTAGGGTAAGGTTCCTGACTACTAGGTGTACCTAATAAATTATAACCCTCATCATTAGTAACTATACCGTTAAGAGTGGCTGCTGTTCCTGCATAATTAGATACTGCATTAGTAGTAACAGTAGCATTAGCCCAAACTACTATAGCAAACAACTCATCGGTATAGTTATAAGAAGGAGTACCACTGTCAAAGGAAATCAACCCAGCTTCCAATGCATCTATATCTGCTAAAGTCCAAGCTATACCGGTGTTTGGATTAACTTCCCAGTCCTTAGACTCCCAATAATATTCATCACTAGAAAGCTTACCCCAAGTAATGTTCCCACTATTATAATCTGTAGAAGCTATACGGATAAGGAACTGGCAATAGGATTGTGAGTTTGACCTGCGCCCTAAAGCTACAAGACGTAATCTTTTTATGCCAGCATCTCTATTTTCAGGATTAGCAAAGTTAAATGAGTCCTTAATCCCCCATAACTTATTATATATAATCTTACCGTCACCGCCAGTTAATATCTTATCCCAATGGGTAGATGGAGATGTTGGATAGATAAGAAAGTCAGTGTGAGTTCCATCTGCACTTGGTCTTATACCTTCATAGTTCGCCATTATGAACCTCTTATATCTACGATCTTTACGTTATCATATAGTTCAACTGCACAGTGATGAGGCATTTCTAACTCACCGGCAAGTTTATCAGCTACTCCCCTGCTCAAGTATACGGCAGCACGGTTAGTTGCATCTGTTTGATTAGTTATCTCTGGCGCAAGTTCAATATGATATACTTCCGCATACTCATCTATACCAGCCTGCACAGTAGCTTCCCCAGTAATTATATTAGTCCATAATTCATCCACACCAGCATTGCAGAATACTATGATATGATTAGGCATACGAACATTCTTGCGTTCACGGTAACTATTAAAGTATGGTGCTTTATCAGAGTATACAGTTAAGTCTGCACTATCATCTTCCTGTGGGTATCTTATAGTAAATGCCATACTTGCATCAGGGCGCAGGAAGCTCTTAGTCATTCGGATAAGTCTGCCCAGTATTGAACCTGCATCCTCAAACGGGAAGGGGTCATTAACATAGAACTCTGGCTCATAGCTACTAATAATACTATCATCCTGACTGCCTAGCGCATTGATACTCATACCTACTTCAGCCAGCACAGCACTTATAATATCGTAGACAGTAGTGCCAGTATACCGATACTCATATGCAGGTAAATTACTCCCCAGTCTTATCAGTGTCTCTTTCAACTTCGCCCACATGCCCTGTAGTTCAAGTAAGTGCCATACTTTGCCGGGGGCAGATATAATGCTATGGCTCTTAACCCATAGGCGTGAGGTAGCTCTACTGCCACCGTTATTGCCGTCTCCTGCATATTCTCCACCATCCCCATAGCCTATCTCTGTCCAGTAGCCTCGTATATCAGTTGGTAAGGTACGGTCATGGTCTCGGAGCAGGATATAAGCATAGTCGTCATAGTCACCCTCGGTATGATCAATCATTAGTATCCTGTTACCGAAGGCAGCAGAGTCCATACTGAGGTCATAGTTGGTATTGCCATCCTTACTGAGGAATAGCATATGGACAAATGGAGTTCGGCTAGCTGCTGACTGTGCCGTCAGGAGAGTACTGGTAATGGTTTTCATTAGATTAATCCTGCTATTATTGCCTGTGCTCCTACAGAAGGAACAACACCGCCCTCAGTAATCTCTAATCCATATTCTCTAAAACCAACATCAATACTACCAATCGAAGACCACTCACCACCACTATTTGTACTATCTTCCAAAACACCATTAGCATAAGCACCTGAATTATTCCTGCCTATAAAAAGGTACTTACCAGTAGGTGCACTAACAGCGCTCCAAACAATAGCATACATTATACCATTAGTTAAGGGTGTGGAAGAGCCAAAGATAATTTCATTCCAGATACCTGGTGTAGTTCCCCAATCTACTGTACCAGTCCAACTACACAAATAACCACCTGTGGGATGATCACTCACATCAACCTCTTTTATTCCAATAGTAACATCACCAAGACTGGTAGCATCAGTTTGGTGCAGCATCAATTCTACACTGGTAATGTTATGGGAGACTGAAGGTGTGAATGTCTGTGCTCCCCAATGAGTTGTTCTGTAACTACCTTCAGTAGTTACGTCCTCATACTTCTCATATAAAGTATCAGACATAATACCCTCCCTAGTTAAACCATACTCTGACTATGATGTTTACTGTATGCAGTTCAAGATTACCACCAGTGGCTTCTATACCCTTTGTACGGTTAGTCTCCTCTGAACGGAAGTTATATGTACCGTTAGCATCTACTTCACTCTTGATGTCAGTGTTACCCGGTATGATACCACCACCACCATACTTACTTGCTTCTGTTTCAAATGCCAACGCAGTAACAGGTATAGCAGCTATATCATCAGTACCCCATGCACCTGTAGACTTCTTGACATAGATAATATCAGTAGTACCAGTCTTAATCTGGTTCTCGGCAGCAGATGTGTCAAAGGTACTGCCTACTACCAGTGTGGCATCTACACGTAGTATATTACAACCTGTGGGTAGACCAGCTACCACTACGTTGGGGAAGTCAAGGTCAGCACCAGTACCTGGGACTACTACTACAGCAGACGTACCACTGAAAGTCATCATAGATACATTCTGGGTAATGAGTTGTTTCAGATACGCCATAGCTTCCTTTGCGTCTGATACTGCGCCAGTAGCAGCAGCAGTATCCAGAGCACCTAGCACACTGGCAAGTGCTGCGTTATTAGTACCACGCACAGCAGTTCTTAATACTTTCATTTTAGCCTCCTAATCCGTACCGTAGAAGTGGCACTGTAGAGTACCATCAGTTGCACCATCATCATAGAGGAACTTGGCATTTCTTGCTTCTACAGCCGTGAGTTCAACGATATCGCCTGCAGCAAGCCGAACCCCTGTAGTAGCACCCACAGGGTCAGTAGAGCCATCCTTCGTCATTCTCACGTTGCCTCCTGCGGGGTCTACCTGGAACTCTACTACTCTTAATCCCTTCTTGGCTATTAATACTCCACTATCATCACAGTCAGTAAAATCAACAACTGAGCTACTAACTGTAAGGAAGGTATAGCCCAGCATCTTGAATTGTATATCAGACATTTCAGTCCTCCTATCCTGTTTTCGGTATCGGCTTCCCCCATTGCTGTTCAGCCATACCGTATGCTTGACCAGCAGCTTCTTTGGGTGTCTTGCCCTCACGGTCTATGAGGTATTGTATTGTATCGTTAATCATAGACCTCACATTGGCAAGGGAAGTATCCGGGGTTATCTTCTCAACTGATAATGGCATATTAACCTTCTTCTATTACAAGTTTTAATATCTGTACCCAGACTCTAACTTTACCATTGACAGTGGGATTAGCACCAGAGACAGTCATACTTAATATCAGTTCCCCCTCATCTTCAAACCATTTACCAATATGCTGGTACTCAGGTTTAGTCTTTGTCTCTTCCGAAGACGTTTCGTAGAGTAGTAAGTAATCACCAACCTCATCTTTGTCATTACCAAAGATAGTCTTGGTAGCTTCAGTTGCCTGTTGTTCTACCAGAAATCCATCATCATCAGAGGCATCACCAACTTTAATAGTAACTGCTCCTGTAGTAATAGGCTTCTTAACAATCTGGACAAGTACTGTTTGAACAAAACTGTTTGCAGGAATTGTAATAGAACCAGTCGGGGTACCAGTAAACAGGGTGGTTTCAATTTGCACTGTATCCCAATATGGCTCTGCATTATAGTTCCTGCTGGGGCATAATCTCTTAGTCATATTACTCTCCACTCTGGAAAGGGCGTGAGAGTTACTTCACGCCCTGACCATAAGATTTATCAAGATTACCTGTCTATCCACAGGAATACTACAAAGGATTCACCATCCGCAATAGCTGGGGTCATGGCTACACCAAGCACTGCTTCAGTAGTCTCCAGAGCAGCAGCCGGGTCAGCCTTGGCAGCAGTAGTACCAGCAACCACGAGGTCACCAATAGCAACAGCAGCATGGGCAACACAGGGTGCAGGTCCACCAGTAGGCATCCAGAAGTAATACTCAGCAGTAACAGCCATAGGTGCAACACCACAAGCCATACCAGTACAGACAGCAGTTGAAGCAATCACATCCTTAAAGGGGTTCTTGACAAGACCAACCTGGGATGAGGTAGTCAGTGCTACAATTATAGGATCATAAAGAGTAAAGGTAGAGTCATCAGTACCAGACAGAGCTTCATTAGCCATAATCTTGTACAGATGCCCTTCACCTGCCTCATCATTAACAACCAAATAACCTTCAGCAAAGTTGTTCACCTCATCGTTGTCAGTACTATCAAGGTTAGCAGTTGATGTGATTTCAACCGAATAAGCACCAGCAGCAGCCGCAGCTCCTACTACAACATCGTCAAACTGTTCGGCATGTGCAGGAGCAGGAGACTGAAGTACCATACCGGCAGTAAGAGCAACACCACCATTCTTGGTGTAACGCCAGCATTGTTCACCCCGGACAAGTTTAGTACCCAAGGGGAATAGCTGTGTTGAACTCTCTTCACTTAGAACAACATCATCTTCAAGTAACTCATCCATACTTTGCACATTAGGGTACTGTAGAATGAACCCGGAACGGTTCATAACTTTCTTAGTATATATTTGACTTCCACTCATTTTAGTTTCTCCTTTTAGCTCTCGGCTAAACACTCTAAGCTAGGAGGGGTATGATATTTACTCCTCCATAGGATTAATACAATTATTGAATTATATTGTTATTGCAGCATCCTCTATGTCGAAGATACGGCCAAGACAATGTGTTGAAGGCAGGATTACAGCACCGTAAGAGACAAGTCTCAGACCGCCGGCATCAAAGTCCTCAAGTTCAGGGAAGCGGACCAGTTTATACAGGTCCCCCTGTCCTTCAGTACCACCGTAGGCAAAGACTATGCCCGGGTTACTACCATCAAGACTACCATTACCATACTTCACAGCAAAGATAGAGTACTGGGCATCACTGGAGTACAGAGCACGTGCATCAGCACTGGCACCTGTACCAGTATTGGCTTCCTCACGTACCAGATAATCAGTACGGGTTATGGGAACCCCATCCCAGAACAGAACACGCTTGCCAATATCGTTGAAGCCCATACCCAGGAAGCCAAGATTACCGGCAGTTGCAGTTGCAAGCCCGGCAAAACCCTTCTCCTGATATGCAGCATCAAGTCTGCGGATTATCTCGAACGGAGCCAGAAGTTCATCTGTTCCATAGAGCATTGAGTCCAGAAGGACACGCAGATAGAACAGGCTCAGACCAGCTTCACCGTTGTCAATATTCTTGGAATCGTTGGTAAGAGCACCAGTAGCATATGCGGTACCATGTTCAGCAGCAAGGGCATGGTAGCCATCATACTGCTTAGAACTGGTATAGGTATTGTCACCGTAAATCAGTCTGGTACCCAGTCGCCTCTTCAGCCCCTTCTCACATTCAAGTAGCATGCGGGCTTCATAGTTGTTATAGGTACCATAGATACCGGGCAGGTAATGGTCCATCTTACGCTGGATGTAGCACCTGCGCAGAGTCATTTCTTTCTCGTCATATTCTACATCATCGGACCATGAGAGCTGTTCACCAATATCAATATCAGCAACAGCATCATCGATTACTGTTTTCTCACGTAGCCATTCTACCTTGAGACCTGTATTGGCTGCCTGAGCAACAGAGATAGTATCCATAGGGTTATTACGTTTGATGTCTTCCTCATAGACACCAGGTATTTTAAGGGATTGTGTAAGTTTCTGGGCTTCTGCCAGAGTCTTCCAATGTCCACCGCTGTCGGCCATTGTAGTTCACCTCACTATTTATTTTACGGATTACGGACACCCCGTACAGGAGTATTCTGGAGGATTGCTTTGGCCCTGTCTATAGGAGTAGCAGGAACGGGACCTCCACCTCCACCGGCACCAAGAGCATATGCCCCGGGTCCACTCTGTGTACGAACTGTCTTGAATGCTTCCTCTAAAGCCTCAAGCTGAACTGCTGTCTTATCCTTTAACTGTTCCTCTGGTATGTTGTACATTGTTTTCAAGTGTGTTCTCTTTAATTCAAGTACAGCTCCCTCGGAAGCAGTTACTTTGGCATTAGCTACAGCTAATTCACTCTTTAGCTTCGCTACCTCTTCAATGTTGGCAGCACCAGACTTACTGGCCTCTTCTGCTGTTTTCAGCTTTGCGGTTAATTGGGCTACTGTATCCTGAGAACCTGACAGCTCCTGACGCAAGGCTGTAGTAGCCTGGTCATGGGTCTGTTGTGTCTCACCCAGTTTCCCTTCTAACCCCTTCTTGGCAGCCATCAGGTCAGATGCATATACAATCTCACGGTCACCTATAAACATCTTCCCATCCTTGGTTACTACCTGCTGTTCACCAGTAGCGGGTGCAACAGGCGGAGTAGTAACTGGAGGGGGATCAGTTGTAACCGGAGGTGCAGGCGTCTGAACCGTTGGTGTACCAGAAGTATCCCCTGTTACAGGGGTCACATTGTTTCCGTCAATATCCATGTTAAAGTTTCCTCCTTAATCTTAATATAGTATAAAAATAGTAAACTGCTTTGTCAAGAACATTGAAGTAACATACTACTTTACTATACTGTCAGTTAATATAGTATTCTTCTTCTCCTCATACATCTCCTTGGCTTCATTAGACTTGAATGTATCAGTAATACCCCAGAAGTATAGCCAGGCATCCAGCTCTGGTTGTGCCTGTCGTAGTTTCTGACGGGCATCACTGAGTAAGGACTGGTAACCACTGATAAGTTTATTACCATCAGGTCCTATCAGTTCCTTTAGTTCCTCACGTTCAGTACCACGGGCTACCTCGTATCGTTTGATAGCACGCCTCTGGTCTTCCGTGTACTGTTGTATTATAAGGTTCTTCATAAGACGGTATGGGCGCAGGTACTCACGGGATATAGTCCAGTACATTCTCTCAAGTGGTGTCCATTCAAGTTGGATACGCTGTATAAACTTGGTTCTCTGTTCGCCTTCAAGGGACTCAATGAGAGCATCTACCTGTCCGTAGTAGGTATCAAAGTCCCATTCATCCTTGCCTGACTCCCAGTTATATCTCTTCTCAGGCCTCAGCTCATAATATAAATATAGTAATTCCTGACTGGGACCACGTGTAGGTACCGGTGTCTTTTTCTTTGCATAGTACTCTGCCCTCTCGTCTAGTGAAAGAGGTACGTCAGGGTATTCTTCAACAGCTACACGCTGAGTGATAGCTGAGGCCTTCATCATTAAATCACCACGGGTGCCTATCCACTGGTCAGGGGAGATAGTACCATCTACTAACTGCTGGTTGAGTTCAACAATACTGGGGTCAGTCTGAATACCATCACGGTCAAACAAGCCTACATTACGGATATCATCAAACAGCTTGTCTACAAACTCAAAGTAGTTAGAGATACGTATGTCCTGTTCCTGCCAGCCACTAGGATATAGTGGAGTAGTTATACCTTTGAAGCGTTCATACGCTTCCTGTTCATATAATATCTTCTGCTGGAGTATATCAAGATCAAAGTAGTCAGAGAACCTCTTACCAGTTACAGGGTATCTGTTCTGTATAGTCTCCTGTACGTGGGCAGGTACACCAGTCATGTCCTCTATAATCTGCCTCATATCACGTTGCATATCAGTATACTCTTCAGGGCGTATACGGAATATGCCTGTCTGTTCGGTTAATACACCCTTGAGACCGGTAGCCTTAGCTTCAGCACGTAACCATATTACTTCTTCTTCCTCGGTTAGCTTCTGACCGGAGTGTTTCTTCTTCCAGAGTTCATCAGCATCATAGTTAAGTTCACCCAGGGTCATCATAGTAAGGAAATCACGGTATCTATCAGGGAAGATATGGTCTATCCAACGCCCTGCTGCTTCAGGGGAGATAGCCCTGATTGCATTGATACCAGTCTTAGCCCAAGCAGGTAATACTTCCCCCCATTCAGGTTTACCTTGTAGCGCACCAAGCCCAATGATAGGTAACATAATGTGGGCACCGGGGTAGAAACCAAATCTGCTGATGGCGTCTATCATCTCCATACCTGGCATGGCATCATAGTATTCGGGGTAGTCACGCAGGTATAACCTACGGAAGCCACCAGCAAATACAGTACCTCGGAGTGGATTGAACTGTAAGTCAGTACCAGGAAGAGGTATATAACCCTGGTCTGTATAGTTAGTATATCTACCCATAGCAGTGGCTATACCAGGTCTCTGCAGCATAGCACGAGCTACCCAGGGGTATCTGCCTGCCTCGTAAGTCCAAAAAGGAAAAATTTGCTTCATGGCTGCATCAATCATATTGTCATTATTGTAATCAGTGAAGTCCAACTCGTATTGTACACGGGTGTTCTTCATAGCCTGCTCTTTCTGCCCCCACCATGCTTTGTTGGCATCAGCATCCTTGAACATGGGTAACTGCTCAAGGTCACCAGCTACATCATTAATGTATGTCTTGTAAGCTACATAGTCATTATCAGGTATCTTCTTAACACCCTTCCAACGGTGTAGTGATTGTCTTACATCCTCAAGTTGACCCAGAGATGGTATGAGAGGCTCTGTAGTCGCTATAGAGGGGTCTATTCCGATAGACATGGCTATTTGGTCATATACATCAGAGATGGCATCCCTGGTGTATCCTAGTGCGTCTGCTGACTTATTGACTCTGGCACCTGCTTCTTCTGCTGCTTCCTGTACCCAGGTAATCCAATGTTCCTTAGGGCGTAGTTTAGTCATAGCCCCTACTTTGGTAAGGGAACGATTAAGGTTATCATTGGTAGTCTGAAACAGGTGAGCTATATGGGCTGGGGCCAGTCTGTCTACTTCGGTTATCATTGGGGGTGCAGGCACATCCATACCCATTGCTGTCATCATGTTCCTTCTACCCTTCTGTACATCCTTGAATAGCTGTTGTTCTACTTCCCAGAAACCATCCCATACTTCACGTGATCTGCGTTCGTGAAACATATTCCACCATGCTTGATTACGCTGTTTAGGGGGAGTAGAGGATATGAGGGAATTGATAAGTTGTCTATCATTCTCCCGGGCAAGGGTAGCATTGGCATGCCGTTTGGTAACTGTCTCCAGCAAGTTCTCCATTACCTCTGTCTGAGACTCATCTATGATACCAGACTTGGCTACTGTCTGTCTGAATCTGGTAATAATATCATCTACACTGGTTTTGGATGTGTCAAGGAAGTTACCCAGCATCTCAGAAGCAGCACTATGAAACTGCTCTGCTTCTTTGGGGGAAAGCGCACTGGCTCTGGCTTGGGTAAGTTTACGCACCTCAGATATACGTTCGGCAGTAGCATCAGATATTTCCGATATAAACCCCATAGTGCGTAGTACATCATCACCTGTCTGGGGTACAAAGTCAGCCATCTCTTTAGTAAGGTTATTAAGGGCGTCTATTTCAACTGCAAGACCAGCTATGTCCATCTCACGTATATTATGGGCTACAGCATTTATCCTGCCATCAATATCCTTCCATACCTGCCCATTAAGTATCTCCTCACGTATAGTATTCTTATGGATAGAGTATATATCAGGGCATCTGTCCAGTACCTTGTTAATCTCTAGTAATGCCTTTCTACGTTCCAGTTCAATAACAGGTACATCATGTGCATGTATAAGATTAGGACTAACAGTAGCATCCTGTTCCAGTACACGAAGAAGGTCATTCCTGCCTTTCTTATCGAAGAAGCCTATCTTCTCAAGAGTAGACTGGTGCTTATCAAATACTCGTATAATATCATCTATCTGGTCAGGGGCTACCTTTACCAGTTCTTGCTTGTATCTGGATACCATATACCATGCTCTCTGTGCTTCACCAATATCACCCCACATCTGCTTCCAGTCCATAGCTGAACGTATAGGATACTTCTTGGTACCAATAGTAATAGAAGGATTCCAGCGACCCAGAGGACCTTCTTTGGTAATATATGGTATCTTACCCTGCTTAAATGCGTACAGTTTACCAGTCTGGGGATTGGTAATAGCCTGCTCAAACCGTGGAGCAGAAGGTAGGATACCTGTGAACTCAAATGGTACTTCAGTTAAACCATCAAAATACCGTATTGCTTCATCAACAGGTGAGGAAGTACGTGGGTACATCAGTTCACCTGAACCCAGCCATGACCTCATTACATTCTCTGCCCAGTTGAATGGACCATAGTTAGTAAAGAGCAGGTATTGATTAGCAAGGGGAGCAGTAAGGTGTCTGTCTATTTTGGTTAGAATAGAATTACGTACTATCTTATCAATACCTCTGGACATCCAGCCGGTAGCAAGACCTTCTTGATTGATAATTCTGCCAAGTGGATTACTCAGTTTGGTCAGGTGTGTGTCTTCAATAAAACTCAGTGTGTTCTTCAGAGTATCCTTAGTAGTAACACCAGACTTGATAAGGTCATCAGCCTTCTTATAGATAGCATCAGAGGCACTATTGATTACCCTTGCCATCTTCTTGGTTGCAGCCTCAGTGGTTTCTATACCACCTCTGGCTAACATGGAGGCAGCCATCTCATCAGCAGTATTAACACCCTTGAATACATTTTCAAACATGCTATTAACATCAACTGCCATCTTGGGATCAACGTCTACTATATGTCCTGTCTTACGATACCAACTGGCTATAGACTTCTCTGATATGAAGTCATGCTCGGTGAGGTATCTGCCAATAGTATGAGGCCAGTCTATACCCTGGGGGTTGTCCTTGAATGACTTTACTGCAAAGCCCAATGCTTCATCCAGTTGCCCCTTGGTCATGCCTATCAAGTCTCTACCGAAGTAGCGCATAGTATAGGCTCTAATATCTTTAATACCTGTACGGGAGTATGCTATTGCCTGCTGGAACGGTGTTTTAGGAATAGCTTTAAGACCTGCTTTAATACCTCTAAATGGCATGTCCCATGCAGCATTCCAGCC